CGTAGCTCCCGAGCCACCAGCTCAGGCCATGGAGCCGGTATTCGGCGCCATCCCCGACCTCAATCCCTTCCGCTGCACTGAGCAGGAGTTGATCTTCTGCCAGGCCTTCGCGATCTGGGAGAACGGTGCCGAGGCCGCTCGCATCGCCAAATTCGAGGGCGGCAGTTCCACCGCGAGCAAACTGCTGACCAAGGATCACATCCGCAGCGAGATCGCGCGCATCCGCGCAAAGTCGCTGCGCATCAAGGAAACACCGATCGACGCCAGCGCCGGCCAGTTGCTGACGCTGCTCAATGCGATCGCCACGGCCAACCCGCTCGACATGCTCGACATCAGTTCAAATGGCACCACCGTCAAGCTGAAGCGCATCAAGGACATCCCCGCCGATCTGCGCATGGCGGTGAAGTCGATCAAGATTGGCAAGGACGGCATCCCCATCATTGAATTTCTCGATCGGTGGAAGGCAATCGAAATGCTGTGCAGGATCCATGGCCTTGGCAGCCGCTTCCTGCCCGGCGACAGCAGGCCAATCTCCGAACAAGAAGACTTGCCAAACGAACTACCAGCCACGGCGCCCGTATCAGCAGCCCCCCTGACCCTAGAGAACGTGGTGAAATCCAATGCTGGTCGCCTCGCAAGCAGCATCCTCAGCGGCAAGCCCAACTGATTCCGGCCAAGAGGTCGAGGATCTTCTCGGGCTGCTTGGTGGACCGCTGGAGCTTTATACGTCGTCCCTACTGCGCATCGTGCCGAAGGAAGGTCAGAAGATCATTCCCCTGATCCTCAACCAAGCGCAACTCGAGGTACATCGGCAACTGGAAGACCAACTCTCCCGCACCAAGAAGGTGCGGGCGCTGATCCTCAAGGGTCGACAGCAAGGCATGTGCCTTGCGCCTGACACGCGCGTGCTCGCGGCGGATCTTCGCTGGGTGCCAATCGCTGAGGTGGCGGTCGGCGATGAGTTGGTTGCGACCGACGAAAATATTGGCAAGGGGAGAGGTGCCGGAACGCGGCGCATGCGTACATCGAAGGTGGAGAAGATTTGGCGCACCCGGCGCCAGTCCTTTCGCATCACATTCGATGATGGCCGCAACGTCGTGTGTTCCGCCGAACACCGCTGGCTTTCACGGAAGTCTCAGCCGCAGGCCGAATGGCGATCAATCTCCGGCGCCGAGTCGGCGTCTAAAAATGGACTACGGGCGCTCAACGTTGGGGACTTGGTACGATCGATCGTCAAGCCGTGGGGAGCTTCAACGCTGGATGATGCTTGGTTCGGCGGCATGATTGACGGTGAGGGATCGCTCGACTTCCAGAAACGATCTGGCGTTGACCTGGCCATTAGCCAGCGGGCCGGCGCGGTGCTCAGCCGCATGATCGCGCACTGCTCGGAACGCAACTTCGCCCATTGCCTTGTGGCCGATGGCGAGCGCAAAACCAAGCTCGGCAAATCGCCTGTCTTCGCGGTCAGCATCAGCAACATGCCCGATGTCTTCCGAGTGGTCGGCCAAGCGAGGCCGACGCGGTTTATTGGGGCTCGCTGGTGGGAGGGCAAGAGGCTGCCGGACAATGGCTGGTGCAAGATCGCTGCCATCGAGCCGATGGGGGAAATGGATCTCATCGACATTCAGACGTCGACCGGCACGTTCGTGGCCGAAGGATTTGTGTCGCATAATTCCACCTACGTTGCCGCGCGGTTCTTTCGGCGCCAGCATGTGATTCCGGCTACCAACGTCTACATCCTCAGCCACGAACAGAAATCGACCGACCATCTGTTCAACATGGCGAAGCGCTACTGGCGATGCTTGCCGCCCAGCGTGCAGCCAATCAAGGGCCGCGACGGCGCCGATGAAATGAGCTTCCCGCTCATGGATTGCACCTATTCCGTCGGCACCGCAGGCGCGAAGGAAACCGGCCGCTCGAAGACGCCGCAGTTGTTTCATGGTTCCGAGGTCGCCTTGTGGAAGAACGCCGACACGCACCTGGCCGGCGTGCTGCAGGGCGTGCCGAATGTACCCGGTAGCGAGATCATTCTCGAGACTACGGCCCGCGGTGTCGGCGGCACATTCTACAATATGTGGATTCAGGCCAAGCGAGGCATCGGCGAATACATCGCTATTTTCGTCCCGTGGTTTTGGGATCGCGGCTATCGGCTTAATCCGCCCGATGATTGGCAGCCGGCCGGCGAATGGGTTGAGTACCAGCAGCTCTACAAGCTTGATCGCCAGCAAACCTTTTGGGCATACCACAAGAACATCGAGCTCGGCGGCGGCGGCTCGCCGGAAAAAATCTTCTGGCTCTTTCGGCAAGAGTATCCCGGTAACGCCGATGAAGCCTTCCAAGCCGGCGGCACCGGCGGCCTCATCAAGCCTGAGCTTGTACTCCGCGCTCGCCAAGCGCAGCACATCGCGGTCAACGAACTGGACGCCAAGCTGCTCGGCGTCGACGTCGCGCGCAACGTTAGCGACGGAGACATGACGGAACTTATCAGTCGGCAGGGGCGCGTCGCTGGCGGCCTGGTCTTCGAGAGCATGCGCACCGATGACACCATGAAGATCGTCAATCGGATCGTGGCGCATCACCAGGAACACCGCTTCGACATGATTTTTATTGACGTGGTTGGGGTCGGCGCCGGCGTCTATGACCGACTGCGCGAGCTCGGTTACGGCGCGCGCGTGATGGGCGTCAACTTCGGCGATGAGGCCAGCCGGCCAGACCGCTACGCCAACAAGCGCGCTGAGTGCTGGGTGCTCTATCGCGATTGGCTGGAGACACCGGGCGGCGTGCTGTTGCCGAACGACGACACCCTGCAGTCGCATTCAACGTGTGTGAAATGGGAGCCTGATGCGCACAATCGCTACAAGCTCTTCCCCAAGAAGATCATCCGCAAGGAATATGGCTTCTCTCCCGACAAGGGCGACGCGATCGCAGTCACCTTCGCGGCACCGGTTGTGCGGCACGCTTCGCAGCGCATCACGCGCGCGAACGGCTACGGCAACGCCAATCCCAAACTCCGTAAACGCAGCTTCATGGCGGACTGATGGACGGCTCCGGCGACATTTCCAAGCGACTCCCGCTGCAAGACTACGACGTCATCCGCCTCTTGCTGTACCGCTTTGATCGCGCGGCGCGCGGTCAGAAAAGCTGGGCAGAAGAGGCGAAGCAGTGCGTCGAATTCTTTGAAGGCAACCAGTGGACGCCCGAAGATCGTTCGTATCTCGAGGCCCAGGGCCGGCCGATCCTGACCATCAACAAGATCCGCCGCTTGCTCATGCTGATCTGGGGCTATCACCGGCAGGAAAACTTCGAGCCGGTTGTTGCCGCAGACAACGACAACATCGCGGACGAGAACATCGCCGAAGTGCTCAGCCACCTGCTCAAAGGCATCCTCGACAATAACCACTACCAATGGCTCGAGGAGGAGGTTTTCCAAGACGGAACGCAGACCGGCCGCGGCTATATCGATTGCCGTCTTGACTTCGCGAAGTCGATTCACGGCGACATCCGCCTGAAGACGCTGGACCCAGGGCGCGTATATCCGGACCCCGACGGCGACAGCTACGATCCCGACACCTGGAACCATGTGAGCATATCGACGTGGATGGGCTTACAGCAGATACTCCTGCTTTACGGTGCCGAGGCATACTACGCGGCCCAGCGGCGCGGCCCGATGCCCTACACCAATCTTTCGGACATCACCGATGGAGACGACATCGTCCCGGAGAGCTATTTCGGGCTCTACAAGTGGTTCGCCGACGATGGATTCCAAAGCTTTGGACCACACATCGGTCAGAACATCCTGGTCACTGAGCATTACGACAAGCTCGAGAAGAAAATCAGGGTCATCGAGCAGCAGCACAAGAAGCTGAAGCGGGTGAAGTATTTCGCCGTCATAGCGACCGGCGAGCTGATTGAGATTCCAGAGTTGTGGGATGCGCAGCGCGTTGCCGAGATCATGACCTTCGCGCAGGAGCGCGGCGTCGAAATCCAGATGACGTCCAGGGTGGAACACCGCATCCGCTGGACCGTCACCGCCGGCGACGTCCTGCTCTTCGATGATTGGTCGCCGTATGACCATTTCACCGTGATCCCATTTTTCCCGTACTTTCGCCGCGGCAAGACGCGCGGAGTAGTGGCGGACCTCATCGATCCGCAGCGCGAGATCAACAAGCGCCGATCTTCGCGCCTGCACATCATCAACACAACGGCCTATTCCGGCTGGTGGTATGAGGACAATTCGCTCGAGCCCGATGAAGTCGAAAACCTTGAGGCCAATGGCGGGCGCCCTGGGTTCATTGGCAAGTATCGCCAGGGCTCGAAGAAACCGGAGCGCATCGAGCCTGGCACCCCAGCCACCACGATGGAGCGCGAAGAGGACCGCAACAACCGCGACCTGCTCGAGGTATCCGGCATCAGCGAAGACGCACTCGGTCAGACCGAGACGGTTCAGGCTGGCATTGCGATCCAGAGCAAGGTGCGCCAGACCGTGGTTGCGCTGGAGCCAATCCTCGGCAACCTCAAGCGCACGCGCACTCTGCTCGGCGAGCGCATTCTCCGCATCATTCAGCGCTACTACACCGAGCGCCGGATCGTAAAGACGATCGGCCTCGACAAGAAGCCCGCATTGGTCGCGGTCAACGAACTCACTGCCGTTGGCGACATCGTCAACGACGTTACCGTCGGCCGCTACACCGTCAGCATCAAGTCGAAGACCGCCAGCGAAACCATGCAGGCTCGCGAATTCGCCGAGCTGCTGGAAATGGTCAAGGCCGGCATCTTGCCGCTGGAGATCGCGGCGCCGATCCTGATTGAGAAGAGTTCCATCACCGACAAAGACCGCGTGCTAGAGGCGTTTCAAAACGCGCTCATGCAAGGCGCGACGCCGCCGGCGGCCAACGCAGGTGCCTCAACCGCTTCTCCCCCAACCGGTGCCCTGAAGGAGCCAGTGTAAATGTCCCGGGTAGAATTCGATCCAAGAGCCTCAGCCAACACCGCAGCGGCGCTTGCGGCCGTCGGCTCGCTCGAGGACGGACGCCTGCTGATTGAGCGTGAGAAGGGCAAGCCCTCGTGGATCGGCAAGCGAGGCCCTGACCTCGACGCCAGCCGCGAGACGTTCGCGCGAGACTTTCTCAAAAAGCTCAACAAGGAGCTTTGGCTGGACGGCATGTGGGCCGTCGGCTGGGTCAACTGGACCTTCCAGAAAGCAGCCTACACCGAATGCGTTTGGATCTACCTCGACAAGGACATGGACGTGCAGTTTGTCGTGAACTGCGACGATTCGATCGAAATAATGTGGAATCACGTCCATGAGTACATGGATCAGTGCGTCGCCGCCTATATGGTTTGGCGCGAGCAACTCAAGATCGTGGGCGTAAGGCCCGAACAGAAAATCAAGGCAGCTATCGGCCAGGCTTCGGCGGACAAATCCGCTGACCCCGGCATCGATTTGCTGAGCCTTGGTTAGGCGCCGCCGGCCATGACGGGCGTTTCGCTGACCCCCAGCCGTAAGAGGGACCAATGTCCACCGAAGCCGCGCCGGTAATTCCGGCGCAAAACACACAGGAGCAACCCGCGTTAGAGCAAGAGATTTCTCTTGCCGAAGCTCTGGGGATCAACCCCGATGCGGAGCATCTGCCGGACTCGGACGAAGCGCGGATTCTCGCCGCGATCGCCGACGTCGATGCAGAGGCGGCCGCGGAAGCCGACACGGCTTCCGCCGCTCAGCAGCCGGACGCGACCCAGCAACAGCCCGACCAGACTCAACGCCAGCAGCCGAATCAACCGACAGTCCCGGTTGCGGCCGTGCAGGCGGAGCGCAAACGGGCGCGCGAGGCGGAGATTGCCCTCGCCGAAGAAAAGGGGAAGAACGCAGTGCTGACCGACCTCGTCATGCGCGGCGTCATCACCCCGCAGCACGCCACTGCAGTGCAGGAGGGCCGAGCCCAGCTCGCGCCGCAGCACCAGCAGGTCAATCACTACGCTGACCTGAATGGCCGACAGGACGCTTTGGCGCAGCGTTATGAAGATGGAGAAATCACCCACACCGAATGGGTGAGGCAGAATCGCGAGCTCGAGGAGGAGCGCAAGGCAATCGACCGCAGGGTCGAGCGTCAGCAATTGCAAGAGCGCGCGATCGAGGAGTCCAAGCCGGCGGCCGAGCAAATTGAAACGGTCTTTCCGAGCTTGGAGCAGAGGACGCAGGATGAGCTTCAGGCCCTCGCGCCCCTGGCTCGTATCAATGCCCAGCGCGTTCTCACCTCTCGGGGCGCAGGCGCTTTCGACCCAGCCAACCCCGAGCATCTGCGCATCTTCCATTTCCATGTGGCCCACCTGCAGGACCAGCATTTCAACGGCGGCCGCGACTTCGCGGCGTTCCAGGCTTCGCGGCAGAAACTTACCCAGGGCATACAGCCCAACCCGAGCCAGACCACACCCAACGCCAAACCGTCTAGGGTGACGACGCCGACTCCCGGTCGCGTGACCGATCCGGCCCAAATCATCCGGGACAAGGTCAACCTTTCCCAGCGGCACCCGCCAGACCTGACGGGCATGAATGACCGCAACGCAAGCGTCCCGACGACGTCCGAACAGCAGATCGTCAACATGACGACCGAGGACATCGCCAAGATGCCCAAGGAGTGGCTCAATCAGCAGCTGGGGCTTTCCTAGAAGGGGAAAAGCCATGCTTACCGATTTCGGCAGCTTGACTGCCGCCCAAAAGAAGCTCTGGTCCGAAGCCGTCTGGATCCAAGGCCGCGACCAACAGTTCTGGTACGCCTCCGGCATGATGGGGTCGGGCAACGCCGACGACAACAAGCCGATCCATTTGGTGACCGAACTCACGAAGGATGAGCGCGGCGACCGTTGCGTCATGCAGCTGGTGAAGGAGCTGCAGTCCGACGGCATAGTTGGAGACAACGACCTCGAGAACAACGAGGAATCGCTGGTCAACGATGAGCAGGAAATCGTGGTCGATCAGCTGCGCAACGCCGTGAAGAGCAAGGGCCGCATGTCCGAGCAGCGCACGGTGCTACGCTTCCGCGCGCTCGCCCGGAACAAGCTGTCCTTCTGGCTGGCCGACAAGCTCGATGAGTTGACGTTCCTGACCGCCGCCGGCAGGTCCTACACCTTGAAGCTTGACGGCTCGACTCGTTCCGGCACTTCGCAGTTGCCGCAGCTTGCCTTCGCGGCCTCGGTGACAGCGGCGTCATCCAACCGCATCCTGCATGCGGGTGCCGCGACCTCGGAAGGCACTCTGACCGCGTCCGACACCATGTCGTGGAACTTCATCGTGAAGGCCGGCGCTCTCGCGCGGTGGCGTCGCCTGAAGCCTGTGATGATGGAGGGCCGCTCCTGCTATGCGATCGTGATGACCCCACAGCAGGCTCGCGATCTCAAGCAGGACACCAACTATCAGACCAACGTCGGGCGTGCGGCCAGCCGCGGCGCCACCAATCCGCTGTTCAAGGGGGCGTTTGCCGACATCGACGGCATTTACCTCTTCGAGCATCCCAAGTGCTTCAACACCACCGGTCTTGCCGGCGGCTCGAAATGGGGCGCGGGTGGCGCGATCGAAGGTGCGCAGGCGATGCTGCTTGGCGCCCAGGCGCTTGGCTTCGCTCGCATCGGCGACCCGAATTGGGCCGAGTCCGACAACAAGGACTATGAGGCTCGCCAGGGCATCGGCTACGGCCGAATCATCGGCTTGCTGAAGCCGCAATTCGATTCGTCCTACGACAACAACACCGTGCAGGACTTCTCGCTCCTGCAGCTCAAGACCGCGGCCGCGCAGTAAGACGCGCAGCCGGGTGCGGGGGAATGGGGAGTGCTTAACCGGCGCTCCCCATCGCCCAACAAGGGTCGAAACATAGGCAAAGGAGATTCCCATGTCGTCCAATCGCGTTATCGACGTCCAGCTTGTGGACGAAAACGAGCGCCACATCATGACCGCCGGCGGGCAGATGTTTGTGCTTTCGCCGGGCCTGCCAGACATCCTGTCGGCCTTCGACATCAATCAAGCCGCGCTCACGCAGCCGATCGCCGGCAACCGCGGGCGCTTCTATGCCCAGGTCGCCAAGGCCAACAAGACGGTCGACGTCATCATCTACTCGCCGACCGGCCACTGCCGAATGATTAAGAACCTGACGCCAGGCGACCGGCAGACGGTCATGATCGATACCAGCCAGCTGGTGTCGCAGTGGATCATCCCTGCCTCGATCGCCCAGGCGACGCAGGCCGTCGAGAAGGATTCCGGCGTCGATCTGCCGACCGGCGCCCTGGTCGAGCCGATTGGTGTTGGCCTCGACGTCATCGCTGCCGACGCGACCGAAGACATTGTCGCCGGCATTCTTTCGACCGAACCCTCGGGCGATGCGGACGGATTCATTCTCAACGCATCGGTCGCGAGCACCGGCTCGGTTCGCATCACCGCGCTCAACGGTGCCGACAACCTCGGCGCGCTCCTGAAAGTCCAGGACTCGGTGAATGCGGGCGATGATTTTCCGGCTCCGCATGTGGTGCTCTCCACCAGCCGCTCGGTCAGCTACACGCTGTCGGCCGGCTCGGACACCGTCAAAGCCTACATCAACCTGCCCGTCAGGTTGAGCAAGGTGAGCGACCTGACCCTGCAGTAAGCAGGCTGACCATCATCCTGGCCGGGGAGAAATCCCCGGCCAGTCGGAGAAGACAAGCGTTTAACGACCACCCCCGCAACGACACCAAAGGAGCGATCAATGGCTAAGTCAACGGCGGCGCGAAAGCCAGCCAACAACGAACCCCTTCAGCGCGACGTCACGCCTCCGCCGGCGACCAAGGGCGCGAACGTCGTCCATGTCTGGGACCAGGGTGCGAAGGAGATCGATCACAAAGGCGCCACGCTGCGGCGAGTGCACACCATCGAAGGCAAGCGCTACGCCCTTTCGGCCTATGAAAGCGAGCCGTGCGAAGTGCCGATGGAGCATGCAGTCTTTTTTCTCAAGGAGACGCAATTCATCGTCAAGACACTGGACGGCATTCGGCTCATGCCGACCCGCCCGACAACCAGCACGCGCGGCATCAAGCTCGAGAAGAATGAAACCATCGCCACCTACGCCGAACTCACGACCGAATCGCTTCTCCGTCGCGCCAAGTCGTTGCCCAACGGCCTCATCAATACGATCAAGACGCCGCGCGAGCAGCTGATCTCGTTCATCATGGCCGGCGGCCAGACGCATGAGCTGGTCGAGGATACCGACGGCGGCAAGAGCAGGAGCGGCGTCGAGGCTGAAATGGACGACGACGGCGATCCGACTTTTGCCGACAAGGTGCTCGGCCAAACCGCGCCTGGCTCCCGGAACATGCCCGAGAGCGCTGACGGCGACCTCGATCTTGGCGAGTAGCGCCGGTGGCAACCAGATTCACCGTCCGGGAAATCGTGGAGGCAGCGCTGCGGCGCCTGCAGAGCTACGCCGTCCATGACGTCGGATCTGATCCCGATGAATTTTCGATCGCGGTGGACGCCCTCGATCGCATGTTGGCGCACTACGGCGCGGTGTTCCAACTGCAATTCTGGATCAAGGAGACGGTGGCGGTCGCGATTCCGGCCGCCACCAATCCCCTCGACATTGTCACCATCGCCGGCACGGCGACCATCCCGACCGGCGAATTCATGGCCATCGATGACCTGTGGCTGCGCGACACAACAAGCAGCAGAGATTATCCGCTCGAACGCATCAGCCGGCGCAAATATCACGAAGAAATAGAGAACAAGTCTCAGGGCGGGATGCCGGGGCTGGTCTATATCGACCGCACTGAGCAGGCGCCCAAGGTCTACCTGCACCCAGTCATGCAACTGACGGGATATGAGTTAGTCTTCACCTACTTCAAATTCACCAACTCCGTTCGCAGCTCCCCCAACGGCGCGCACGGTTTCGACCTGCCATGGCAGCTTTGGATGGAAACCCAACTGGCCTACATCATCGGCTCTGGCCCGGTCATCATGATCGAGGGGCCAACCCTCAGCCGCTGGCAGACCGACGCCAGGGAATATCGCGAGCAACTCTTCGCCGCATACAACCGTGAGGCCAAGAAACCGCGCAGGGTGGAGGCCAACCCCTTCTGATGTCGCGTACTTCGATCCCCAACTTCTCGATTGCCAATGCCGCGTATCCACTGGCGGTCGTCACCGTGTACGTCGCCAATCCCGACGGGAGCAAGGGCGCGGTCGCCACGCTTTACGCCGGGCAAAGTGGGGCGCCGACACTGCCGAACCCGCAGACGCTAGACGCTACCGGCAAGTGGCAGCAGCCCATCTACATTTCTGACGACGTGATTCTGGAGATCGACGCCGTAAACAACAGCTTCGATGGCGATACCGGCATCGTCTCCTTCGGCGGCAAGTGGCGCAATACTTATGCCGGCGGCGGCACCAAGTATTATCGCGACGACCTCATCCTTGGGCCGGCTGGCCAGGCGCCGGAGGTTGAGGACAACGTCTACCGCAGCGAATCCATCTGGACGTCGACCAGTTGGGCGGCCGACGTCGCCGACGCCAGCAAGCTCGTTCTTGT